TTAAAAATACTAGGAAAAGGTGTGCCTACTAATCCTGTAGATGTTACTCCTACACCTGTTCCTGTAGATAAAACTGAAAAGAAACAATCTGATCCGATAGCAACTATATCAGGTGGCGATAATGTTGAAAAGAAAAATCCGCCTGAACAGAAAGAAAAAAAATCAAATGAACCGGCGATTGATAACTCACCTGCAGGTCGAGCTAGATCAATAACCGATGCTAAATCAAGCGGAGCTGCCACTGTTACTATTGCTGGCAAGCAGATTAATACAAATGATTTTGTTGATGCTGGAGATAGCTGGGACTTGAAAGTATCACCTTATTACTCATTTCCTAAGTAATTATACTAAAGCGATACCAGTTGCTTTGGTCGCTTCGATATTTTCTTTAATAATATTGTACATGAATGTTCGATCTTCAAAGCTGTAGGTATACAACATATCATTTATTGTTACACCACCTCTCATGTACCAAGCTATTCTAAATAGCTCCTGCTTAAATTCTTTTACTTCTTCGTCTAGCCTAATTAACTCTTCTTGAATTTCCGAGGCGGAAAGTTTAATTAGGCTTATGCGAAAAAAGTTGAGTTATCTAACTCAATAGCAACTGAATCTTCAGCTTTACATTTTTCATTGGTACAGGTTATTGGAAATCTAGGAATAGCCCATACTGCACGATTAGCATCGATCTTTTCATTGATCTTGCTGATAGTTGCCTTGTCGGCATTAGTTAACCATTCTGCAATATGCTCTCTTTCACTTACATTAACTGTAGGAGTTTGTACAGAATCAACAGTATTGATATTAACTGCTAGTTGTATCTTAGCTAGATCTTCCCATAGTGCATTTAAGATCTTTTGTTGCTCTTCTTGATCTGTTATATCTTGAGCTTGTCTAACTTTTTTCTGTAGATCGTATATTTGTGTGTTGTATGTAGTTTGCTGACGATAACTTAATGGTTTGATTTTAATTGTTAGATCATCAACATAGACTGTATTATCATATCGACAATTGTCAAAATGTTCAACAACATTATTCAGATCTAAACTATATTCATTTAACTCATCACATTTTATACACTGATGATGTACAGTCATAGAATTACCATATGTGGCTATTCTAAGAGCTACAAATAACATGTCTGTGTCAATAACTGGTAATTCCCATGCGTTCTTAACACTAGGACAACAGCTTTGAATTACCTTAACAGATGCTTCGCCGCTAAACAAAGCGTCTGGTGTTTTTAGTATGATTTCATCCATACCTGTCATACCTTGTACAGCTATATTAGTTGAATCACCTTGGACTGCACCGGGCGGGTTATATGCACCACCACTAGGTAAATTGATATAAATTTTTGGTTGTCTAAAATACTGCGCTAACGGATTTGATCCCATATTATGCTCCAGATAAATACTTATGTAGTGTATTTATATACGCACTTTTTGAGGATTTTATTTCTATGGCGGCACTTGAAGAACTTTTAGCCAAGCTAGATAGTACACTTAATAAACTGTTAACAAAATTAGGTGGAAATAGTCAAGCCGAAGACAACGGTGGTCGTGGAGGTGCGGCAGGAGTTGCTAGCGGGTTTGATCTACAAAAGACGATGGGAGACGCTGCCACAGCACTTGGTGAAGTTGCTAGTAACGGTGTAGGAGTAGTATCGGTTTTCAAAGCGATCGGGGGCAGTAAAGATGCAGTAATGGATGCCCTTCAAACGTTAGCTCAATATAGTAAAGTTCCCGGTGCTGGAACAGCGGTAGAACTTTTAAAAGGTCGTGTTGAGCCTAATATAAAAGCCAACGAGTCGGGTAAAGACACTGATCTTATTAAACAAGGTGCTCAAGAACTAGGAACTAAAGTCAGTTACGCTGATTTCCAAAAATGGATTTCGCAAAATCAACCCGGATTATCTGGTGCAGGATCACTGCAAAACGATCGAGTTGATAATCTGTACAAAACACTTCAACTTCTTATTGAATCTAATCGAAGTGCGATTGCTGCCGGCCGAACAACTCCGGAACAATTAGCTAGAGCTTTACTATTAAGCCAACAAAAATCAAGATCTAATCTTGCAACAGACGAAGGTAGAGAAGAAGCAGTCAAGTCGAGTACAAGACTAGCCAAAGAAATTGATAGTGTTTCTGCTAGGATCGGCGAAGATAGAAATGTAATATCACAACAAACAGCTGAAAGAATGAAACAAGGCGACATGCAAGCTACATTACAGTTATTGCAAAGTCAGCAACAAAAAGAACAATTTATTAGAACCCAACAAAGTCTAGCAGGATTTGGAACTAGTGTGCAGGACCTTGCTAAAGAATATGTTCAATTTGGTGGAGCAGTTAGTAAGGAAGCACAAGCAACTTCTGTGCGTATCGGACCACAGGCAGCTAATGAATTACGAGAATCAATGTTGCAACTAAAAAATGCAACTACTGAAAAAGGTAGGCAAGATGCTGAAGACCGATTAGAACGTGCTAAAATGGCAATTAATGAAAGACAAATAAGTCCTGAAGCGGCTCGTGGTGCTATAATGGCTAATGCATTTCCCGAAGAAGAAATATTACAAAGTTTTAAAAAGGGATTTGAAGAAAATAGAGAAGCTGCCGGATATCAATATAACCGCCAGCAAGGCATGAGCCCAGAAGCGGCACAATCAAACGTCAATCTCCAAGTACGCAATTTACAAGCCGGCAAAGGACAATTTGGAACTGAACCGACCGAAGGACAACGTTTTATGGGTGCTGTCCTTGAAGGTAATATAAATGCGGCTCAGGGTGCCGCAGGCGCAATGCATTTACTTAACACAGAACTTAATAAGAACAAGGGAATAGTAAACGAAGTAATTAAAGGTGTCAATGATCTAACAAAATTACCTGTTTTACCTAAAGAGGTAAGTAGTAGCGGTGGAAAAGAAGAGAAGAAAGAAGAGAAAGAAGGCCCTAAAGAGAAACCAAGTACTCGACCTGGAGGTACTGCGCTAGGTACACTAGGTGTAACAGGCGCTACATTTGAACCAAAAGATATTTTTTCACTAATTCATAAAGGCGAGCGTGTACTAAATCCAAAAGAAAATACTGATTTAACTAATCTATACAGTCTAGTAAGCCAAATTAAACCTAAAGAAAATCTCGGAGGTGCTCTAAAAGATATCAACCCAATAGATGATAGTAGTGCAGAAGAATCAACTACATCTGCATCTAAGAAGACCAATATTGCTGGAGTATCTGAAGATACAATTACTCTAAAAGACGTTAACGACAGCCTACAACAGTTAAATAGTAATATAGAGCTAATGGTGTCTCATACATCTGAAATGAAAGAACACACTAAAGAAACCGCCGATATGAGCGGTAAAATGACCGGCAATAGGCTTGCTGTCTAAAGGACAATGACTAAATGAGTTGGAAAAAGTATTTTTCACCTGTTCCTACAGGAACATCACTGAGTACAAATAACGGATTTGGTAATAGCTCGCGTCCAGGCCCAGCCCGTAGTAATTATAGTAGCTATCTTCCTGATGTATATTCAGGAACTCCTAATCGTTTAGATCGTTATCAGCAGTATGATGTAATGGACAGTGATCCAGAAGTTAATGCCGCATTAGACATTCTAGCTGAATTTTGCACACAAAAATTAAAAGACGGTAAGAGCCCGTTTAATGTAAACTGGCGACATAAGGGTACTAACTCTGAAGTAAAAATTCTAAGTGAATACCTACAGCAATGGAACAAACTACAAAAGTTTGACACAAGGATATTCCGTATAATACGCAACACATTCAAATACGGTGATGCATTCTTTATTCGAGATCCAGAAACACAAATTTGGAGTTATATTGATCCTACACAGGTAATTAAGATTATTGTAAACGAAAGCGAAGGTAAAAAACCTGAACAATACATTGTCAAAGATCTAGCACCTAACTTTGAAAGTTTAGTTGCTACAATGATTACTCCTAATTTAAGTCCTAAAGCAGGCGGAAATGCAACACAACCTAGTGGTGGATACATGGGTTCAGTTGGTGGCGGCGCATACCCTATTGCTAGTAGTAACGGACGCTTTGGTACTAACCAACGTGAAAGTGCAATCGATGCAAAACATATAATACATCTAAGTCTAAGTGAAGGTTTAGATAATAATTTTCCATTTGGCAATAGTTTATTAGAAAATATATTTAAAGTTTACAAGCAAAAAGAACTACTAGAAGATGCGATTTTAATTTATCGTATACAACGTGCTCCTGAACGTCGTGTATTTCACATTGACGTAGGTAATATGCCCAGCCATTTGGCCATGGCATTTGTAGAACGTGTTAAAAACGAAATACATCAACGTCGTATTCCAAGCCAATCAGGTGGTGGACAAAATGTTATTGACAGTGCGTATAACCCACTATCGATCAACGAGGATTACTTCTTCCCCAAGACAGCAGATGGTAAAGGCTCGG